AACTCAAAAGGTATCAATCTTGTTTTTTTTGAACTATCTTTTACTTCAGCTGTAAACTGTGTACCTGATCTTCTTGCTGCTGAACCATGTGGATAAACGACCATGTTCTCTAAAGTCTTACAGCCTGAAGAGTATTTGTTTAGATCATTACGACCATCGAGTCTTGGTGATAATTCACCGCCAGTGAAGTTAGTTAATTGTACTGCAACTCTTGCCATGTATTAGAACCTCGAATTGATAAACGTATCAGCTCCAATAACATCCGCCATTCCTTTTTCAGGGTTCATGTTTTGACCCTCTGTTGAGTCTACAAATCTAGCATCTTTTAATTTCTCTTGAAACAAATCATACATATTTTTAGCTACAGGATTTGAAGAGGTTACAGCATAAGCAATGTCAGCAGCTAAAGCAGCCGATAAAGTTTCTCTTAATAATTCATCATACTCATTAGGGTCAGTAACTCTTGAGACATATAAAATTTTCATTGAAGAATTATCTGTTAATATTTTTCTACCTTCAATTTTATAATCTGCATCATAATCTAATATGGTTAAAACTCTTAAACAATCAGTAGGTATAGTAAATTGTGATGTGAAACCCCATGCTGGAGTATCACTATCTGCTGCTAGTTCTACTCTTTTTTGTAAACAATTCCATGGGTGTGATCTGAATATTGAATCTCTTACTTGTGTAAATCTTGCATTGCATAGTCGAGCATTTTTAGAATCTTCAGTCAAAGTTAAGATTGTTGATGCTCCTAACTGATTTAATGCTCCGTTACAAATGTCTACTACTGATGCCATAATATTTTATATTCTAAAATTAATTTAAAAGATAGGGGATTTCTCCCCTATCTCTATAACATGATTAATTAACTACGTATGAAATATTCCAAGACATAGTACCGATAGTACCACCAGCAGCTGCCATTGTAGCAGCGATGTAGTAATATCCTCCAGGGTCTGTAGAATCACCAGCTAATTCAAACATTTTTTTACCAGCAGTGTCGATGTCAGCAGCTTCGAATCTAACGTCTGCCATTGCAGCAGCATCAGCTACCGCAGTTGCAAAAACATCTTCATCTTTAACTGTTCCATCAGTTTTGTATATTCCGACATTGAAAGTACACGATCCACCTAATGTGTCTGAACCAATGAATAAACTTGGCACAGCAGCATTTGAAGGGATCGGTGCTAACATAACAACATCGTCATTATCACTATCACCTGCTGCTAATTCAACTGTTCCATGTGCTGTTCTTAGAACACCATGTAATTCAGCTGAGTTGTTAGCAACTTGAGGGGATGCCTCAAAGTTTGCAACTAGGTCTGTATTTTTAGTTCCCATAACTTTTATCCTCCTCTATTACGATTCTGTACATTGTACTTCAACAACTTTATCTTCTTCCATTCTAGTTGCTCCGAAAGACGCACAGTAGTACACTTGTGTAGCATACCCTTTGTCTGATCTTTCATCGATTCTAGCCATGACGTCTTTACCTACGCCAAGAGCGATTCCGTCTTGAGCATAAGCTATGCACGATCTTGTTGTGCCGTCTAAAGATAATCTGTTTGATACAATGAAGTTAAAACCAAGAAACGAATTGATCTCACCATTTGCCAATGCTTTGACAGTGTTGAAATCTGAACTTGTTACTTCAGTTGTTCCAAGTAAATCAGTGATCTGTTTAGGACCAACGATGATGTATCTTGGGATTGATGGATCTACACTATTTAAATCAAGAGTCTGTTTTGCAGTTCTTAATTTAGCAATAGTTAAACCAGCAGAACCATGTACGATTTGATTCGCATTAGCTGTGCTAGTTGATCCTGTTTCACCAGTGAACGCTGTTCCTAAAGCGGCACTAATGATTTCATCATCCATAGCTCTACCCATAGCAAACGCTGCAGCTTGAGCATAAGAAGATGTCGGGTCAATTAAAAGACGTACTTTGTCTTGTTCGTCAATCAAATCAGCAAATTCATAATCCACTAGAGATACCCTTCTTCTTGCATGAGGAGTATCAATCTGTGGAGTGTCAGAATGTCTGCTAGTTCTTTTTACAGCAGTTACTGATCCAACTTGATCGAAGAAAGCATTTTTTCCTACAACGCTTTCAACTCGTACTTTATCTCTTAACAACGAACCCATTTGTTGTGACAACATTTGAATGTTAGCAGAATACTGCTGTACAAATGCTGTAGTTACTTGTGATGACATATTTGTCTCCATTATTGTTAGGGTTAGTTATAATCAGAAAGGTTCTCTGTCGATGACAGGCATCTCTTGGATTTAAAGCCTTTTAGGCTAGAGTCTATTCCCTCTTGTCAGTAGGGTTCTTTCGAATTGTCCCACCTATTACCCATTTATAATATTTATCACAAATTGGCAAGGGGTCTTTTTTTTGATACTCCGTACCTGTTTCTTTTACGATACGGAGTATTTCTAATCTAATCTCTTCTTTGTTTAAATGATCTTCACTTGGCATTCTGCATTTCTCTCAATGTTAATACTTGTTGAACCATTTTTGCATGATCAGGATGTGTACTATTCCAATAAGGACCTGACTTATCATTAATAATTTGAGATATTTCTGAATCATAATCTCTACCTTGATTAACATTTTCACTCTCTGTGGATATAATTTTATCTTCAGAAAGCATATCAGCAATTTTTGCAAAGCCTTTAATGACATCAGGATTATCTCCAAGTCTTGATCCATCTTTCATAGGTAAATCTAAAACTTCAGCTTTCATATTTGCTTTCGCAAGTGATGCAGCTTTTTGAATATTCACATCATATGATTTACCCCACTCTTGTCTTAAGACTTGTTGAGCTTGTGCTTGTGCAGTTTCAGCATCAATTTGAGTTTGCTTGGCAGTTTGTTCCATAGAATTTTTATAGAAATCTAAAATACCTTGAGCTTGTTTATTATTCAAACCTAAAGCATGAGCATTCTCTGCAAACTGTTTGACTGCCGTTTCTTCGATTGGCACAACTTCTGATTTGGATTCAAGTTTATATTTATCAGCAGATTCAGGTCTACCTAATTTATCATAAACTTCATTCCAGTGATCTTCTGTTGAATTTTGATTTGGCACAGAAACTTTATCTGTTCCAATCATTCGAGTTGCGTTAATATATGATTTAGCTAACGCATCAATTTCAGTAAATTTAGAAATGTTTGGATCGTTTCTAAATTCTTCTGATATAGTTTCTTTCCATGACGTTGCAACTTTTGGCTGCTCGGTTGTGGCAGAAATGTGTTGTGATGTTGTTTCTTGTTTAGTTTCTGTAGGCGTTGGTGTCGTTTCTACAGGCGAAGCTGGTTGCTCCGTTATCTGCGTTTGTTCTGACATTGTTATCTTCCTTTTTCATTATCATTTTGCAGCAGTTGTTTAATAAATAGAAGTACGCTGCGTTGTCCTTCCATATATGCACTCTCATGACTATCACCTTTGATGTTAGTCGTATGTAAGAAGTGACATCTCTTTTCTAAATCAGACAATACTTTTTTACCATCGTCTGTTTCAAAAACTTGTTTATAGCTAATTCTTAATGCAGCTATTTGTTTTTCAAAATCTTCTTGTTTTCTTTTTGCTTCACCCATTATTCTACTTCGGCATTTGCAACTGCTCTCGCTTCTTCAGGTAAGGCTTTAGCTAGTGGTGCTATCTTACCACCTGCGTCTGCTACTTGTTGAAGTTGTTGCATCTGTGCCATTTGCTCCTGTTGTTGTTGCTTCTGTTGTCTTTCTGCATTCATCTGTGATCTTGGTTTTAAAATCTTTTGTGGAACACCAACAATATCTGTTAAGTGTCTTACAAGATTATCCATGTTCACATGATCAAACACAGGAGCTACATTAGCTAAACTTCCCATAATTTCAATAGCTCTCATTATTGATTGTAACTCTGTGGATTTCTGTGCTTTAGCTAATGGTGATACATATTCAATTTCTATATCTTGACCTGATAAAAATTCAGGTGCTGGTGGTAATTGATTGTTTCTAAGTAAGATATTAAATACTCTGTCGATAAGTGGTTTTAATAATTCTGATTGTAATCTACCTAATACTGGACCAAGTAATCTCATCTTCTCTTCGTTTCTTTGGATAACTTCTGTTGCTGTCATTTGTGGACCTTGTTGCATCATAAGTTGATTTACATAGAAAGCATTTCTAATTGCATTACGTCTTTGCTCTTCCATGTTTAATCCTAGTGGTGAGTTCGCACCAATGTTTAAAGGTTCAATTCTATCTCTTGTACCTGCTCTATAAAAATTCAAACCACCTGGTACAGTTCTTACTGGTAAAATAAATCCATCATCAGGAACTAATAGAGGTGGGTCTACTTGTTTCTGTGCAGCCTTGATAGTTGTTTTAGACATTTCATTTAACATCTTCACATCAGGTAATGCTGTCATTGCTGGACTTCTTCCATAGATTTCATGTGAAGCCTTTAGGTATCTTGGTACAACAAAAGGAAACTCTCTAAATCCTGATACTGATAATTCATCACCACTACCATATTCCATGTATACAGATTCAAATGGCATATTAGAACTATCTTGTTTTGTTATATCAAAATCTGATCTTGGATAAACTGCGTGTACAATATCAATTTCTTCGTATGGATCTTTGTTGGCTACTGTTGTTACTTTAGTAGAAACTTTATTTCCAAATCTTTGTATAGCTGCTCTCGCACTAATTTTAAATCTTCTGTAAACTGTATCTATTCTGCCTTTACTATCTTCAGCAATATAAATCTCATTGATATGTCTTGTAGAAAATTTTAATAAATCATCATCATCTTCTTCAATAAACATGGCAGCCGTACCAAAGGTAATCAGGTCATGATACAATTCAAATATTTCTTGTTGAAAGTTAGAACGATTAAATGCTGTGTACATAACATCTGTTGCAGACTCTAACCATTCTTTAGCTTCATCCTCATTATCCATTTCTGAATTTTTAAAACGTAAGGAAAACCAAGGTGTAGATGGATTTGTAAGCATACCATGTAATGATGCAGATAATAATTCTACAGCTTGTAAAGGTGAACTATCAAAAATAAGTTCAGTTCTTTTATCACCTTTTGATCTTGTTTTAGTTACATCTGCTTTTCTTGGCATCATGTAGTCTGCTACTTCTTGCCAATGCGTTTCCCAGTTTTGTCTTTGCGATGTTAATCTGTCAAATCTTTTTAATAAACTTTTTGTTAAATCTGTTTTTGCCATTATTGTCCTAATAAACTTTTTGTTCCTAATGTTAATTGTTGTTCTTGTACACCCATAGGTCCTGTCATAATAGTTGCTGATCTACCTCTTCGCTTTGTTCTTCTGCTATCATATCCATCCATGCTAGTTGCTGTTGCTTGAGAAACTTCTGCTTGAGTTGGTGCAGGTCTAGGTGCAGCTGGTGGTTTAGGTGGACTAAAAATTCTTGTTACTGCTCTTGCTGGACTACCTCCCATTAGTAACCTCCTAATAAAGTTTTCTTTTCTGTTTCAGCTTCTTCTTGAATACCTAGTGGAGTTGTTAAGATTGTAGACTTTCGACCTCTTCTTCTTCGTTCCGCATCTCTTTGTTCTTGTGCTATTCTATCTTTTTCTTCTTGTGATAGTTCTGTACTTGGTGCAGCAGGTAATG